GCAGGAAAAACTTGCACGAAAGTTAGACTTAATAAAATAAGTTGTAACGTGTCAGTAACAGCACCTGTGGATGCATTAAGACTTTTATGGGATGCAAGTTCTGATGTTACATTTCAAACTTTAAATGGTGAAATGGCATATGACTATTCTAGTTTTGGTGGTTTAAAAAATACTGAAGCTAGTGGATACACTGGTGATGTTAATATAACATTACCTGCTTGTACAAGTGGAGATTCTGGAACAGTTGTTTGTGAGTGGATTAAAGTCTACGAATAGGAGGTTAGATGGCAAATACTACCTCGGGCACAACTACATTCGATAAAACTTTTGCTATTGATGAAATAGTAGAAGAAGCACACGAACGTATTGGTTTACAAAACGTTGCTGGATATCAATTAAAATCAGCTAGAAGATCTTTAAATGTTCTATTTCAAGAATGGGGCAATAGAGGTATTCATTACTGGGAAATTGGATCAACTAATATTGATTTGATTGAAGGCCAAGCTGAGTATAAATTTTTTAGATCATCTGATGATGGTACAAGTGCGACCACAACTTCACCGGCAAGTGTTTATGGAGTGTCAGATGTATTAGAAGCACAACTAAGATCTAATAGAACGCAGACAACTCAAGCAGATTCACCGATGACAAAAGTAGATAGATCTACTTACGGAGGTTTTTCAAACAAACTTTCTAAAGGAACACCAAATCAATATTGGGTTCAAAGATTTATAGATCATGTAAGCGTGAGTGTTTATCCAACACCAGATTCTTCAAACGCATCTAAAGACATGCACATCTATTACATAAAAAGAATTCAAGATGTGGGTGATTATACGAATGCAACAGACGTACCGTTTAGATTTGTACCTTGTATGATTTCAGGATTAGCTTTTTATCTAGCACAAAAATACAAACCAGAATTAGTTCAAGCTATGAAATTATATTATGAAGATGAATTAGCTAGAGCGTTAGCAGAGGATGGGTCAGCTTCAAGTACATACATTACACCTAAAGCTTATTACCCAAGTACATAATGCCTAAATACGCTTCAGGGAAATACGCGTTAGCTATATCTGATAGATCAGGATTACAGTTTCCATACAAAGAAATGGTTAGAGAATGGAATGGATCTTTAGTTCATATATCTGAATACGAACCAAAACAACCACAGTTAGAACCAAAACCAATGAGTGCTGATGCAATATCATTAGCAAACATAAGACCTGCAAGAATTGCACCAGATGTTCCTTACATGTTGCCAACAGATGCTTTTGAAACTTATCAATCAGGATCAGGGGTTATTAATGTAACAGCACCAGGACATGGATTAACAGACAGCGGCACTTACAGATTCCGAGGGCCAACAACTACATCACCTGGAACAGGAAGTGCTTACAATCCTAATGGGGGAGCGAGAGGGACTGCAGTAGTTGGGTATGCAAATCCACCAAGCTTTGATGGAATATCAGGATCTAATATTGCAAAAGCTGCCGGATATACAATAACAACAGGTATATTTAAAAGCGGTGCAAGAATTGCAACAGATTATGCAAAAGCAAATTTTTTTTATTTTACAGTTGATACAGATACTGCTACAAATGGAACTATTAAAGGAGGAGGCGTTGGCTGTTCAGTAGGACCAGTTACGCTATCAGCATAATGGCAGGATTAAGTGCATCAGGATTAAAAACACAAATAAGAAGTTACACAGAAGTTGATTCTAATGTGTTATCTGATTCTGTTTTAGAAAATATTATTTTAAATGCACAATATAGAATATTTAGGGACGTACCAATTGATGCGGACAGAAAACAACAATCAGGTAATTTAGTTCCAGGACAAGAAACTATTAACGCACCAGCAGGTGCAGTTTTTATTAGAGGTATACAAGTTTATGATTCAAGTTCAGTGCTTACAGGAGCTAACACTTGGTTAGAGAAAAAAGACGTAACATACTTACAGGAATATCAACCAATTACAGGTACGGCTGCAGCTCAAGGTAAGCCAAAATATTATGCTATGTTTGGTGGTGCTACAGGAGAATCAGATACTACATCTGGTCGTATTTTTTTAGCCCCTACACCTAATACAAACTATAAATTTAGAGTGCATTATAATGTGGCTCCAGCTCTTTTAGAAAACAATGATACTAACTATATTAGCTTAAACTTCCCTAATGGCTTGCTATATTGCTGTTTAGCAGAGACGTATGGCTTCTTAAAAGGCCCTGCAGATATGTTGACTTTGTACGAAACAAAGTATAAACAAGAGGTACAGAAGTTTGCTAATGAGCAAGTTGGTAGACGTAGACGTGACGACTACACAGACGGAACAGTAAGAATACCAGTAAATTCAGCAAACCCATAGGAGATAAAAAATGGCAAATACAAGCGCAATATGTTCAAGTTTCAAACAAGAACTTTTACAAGGTAAACACAGTTTTGAATCATCAGGTGGACACACTTTTAAAGTTGCATTGTTTGACAGTGACGCAACATTAGGTGCTGCAACTACAGACTATTCAACGTCTGAAGAAATCACTAACACTTCTGGAACTGCTTACACAGCAGGCGGAGCAACTTTAACAAATCAAGGTGTTTCTTTATCTTCAACTACAGCGTTCACAGATTTTTCTGATGTCACTTATAGTTCAGCAACATTTACAGCAAATGCTGCTTTAATCTACAACACAACAACAAACGGTGGATCAGGTACAACAGATGCAGTTTGTGCTATTGCTTTCGGTGGAGACAAAACTGCAACTAACGGAACATTCACAATACAATTCCCTACAGCAGACGCAACTAACGCAATC